ATAAACCCACTAACACCAATAATGCGACTAATCCAGCGAAACCAGATTCGCCGAAACTATTAATGATTGCTGTTAGGTTACCAATAACATTGACACCAAAGATTCCACTTCCAAATATTACTTCAGAAATAGCACCAATGGCGACTAAGGATAACATCATCTGAGCTAAGTCATCGACATATCCTTTTACGAGTGTTATGATTTCCTTCATTGGTTTTCTCTCCCGTTAGTTATCAATTATGTCGGATTTTCACCGACTCGTATAATAAATACCATATATATTGCATAAAATCAGTTGGTATATACACCTGTATATATTTATATATGATGATTTTTTGGAAGTTTAATATTTATTATTGAATAATTAAATCAAAAAGGTATTCACAATGGCAATAGATTTTGAAGTTTTCGATGGGAAAACACTATCAGATGTTTTCAAAGACATCTATGATAATTCACAAAAAAATAAAATTCAGTTAGAAGTCTTAATGAAAGAAGTAGTTGGGTTCATTAAAGATGGAGATACTGCTGTGCAAATCATTCCTATGTTGAAAGAGTATTTAGAAATCAATGTAAAGAACGATGAACAATTAGTTAAACTAGCAACTATCGTACAGAGATTAGCAACCGCAGCTAAACAAGGTGATAGTGATGAAGAGTTTGGATTATCAGATAAAGAAAAGGAACAATTGATGGCAAATATGACAGACACGATTAATGAACTTCAGGATCATGCTGACAATATAACTTCACAATTAGATAATTAAATGGCCATAAAAATAAAAAAGAATAGTGGAACAAAAAAAGGCCCACTTAAATCAAATAGAATACAAACCATAGAATCAACACTTCGACTACTAAAAGAAATTAGTGGTAATGAAGAGTTCTATGAGTTAGAACCATTAGAAGTTTTGGATGTACATTTAGATGATAGTAAATCTTCATTCCCAAAATTATCTGATGACACTCCTGATTATAGTTTTATAGGTGGAGTGATAGGTAGGTTCTGTACTTCAGAACAAGGATTGAATATTGACAAGTGTAAAAATTATAAACCTATGAATCCAAACATACATTCTATTCCAGCAGTTGGTGAGATTGTGATTGGAGTTAAGTATCTTGGTGAATATTTTTATACATCACAATTAAATTTATTTGGTAATCCTAACTTCAACACACAACACGGAGTTAGTAGATTAAAAAGAAAAGGAACATTAGATTCAGAACAAGGAATAGAAACACCAAACTCTGATGATAAGGGTGTTGAACTTGGTTATTACTTAAAGAAGTCAGATGATGCAAGAAGAATATTACCACACGAGGGTGATGTTATTCTTGAGGGTAGATTTGGAAACTCTATTAGAATTGGTAGTGATATAAAAAATGAGAATTCAGATTCACCAAATATTATTTTAAACGCGGGACAAACAATTGAGGGTGATACAAAAGTTCCGATAGAAGAAAAGATTGATACTGATGGTTCAAGTGTTTACTTGACAACCAATCAGAAATTAGAATTTACACCTGGTATAGAAAGTAAATTAGTTACAGGACCTTATGAGGGTAAAAATATTCTCATAAGTTCGGATAGGATTATATTTAATACTAAGAACAGTGGTGACATTGGAATGTTTAGTAATAACAATGTTTCTATAGGTGCAGTAAGTGAAGTTGTCATCGAGTCACCCGTAACAAAAATAGGAAGTACAACAGCATCAGAACCAATGGTATTAGGTAATAAATTAGAAACCGTGTTGAATGATATTTTAACTTTGATTGAGACTGGATTGTTGGCACCTACAGGACCTGTACAAGTTGTACCAGGACAAGCTATATTACAAAAATTAAAAAGTGCATTGGGAGTACCATCAATCAAAAGTCCAAATAATTTGGTAGAGTAATGAAACATCTTGAAGAAAATGGTATGGGATATTGGGAACATTGGTATCGTGCTATGAAAGTCAGTTTGGCATTATTTATACACGCTTGGTATCCAGAAGTTTTGAAAGATTATGCTAGTAAGGAATTAAATAATGGCTGAAAAAATAGGATGGGAATTATTCAGAGATGAATATAAAGCAGCCTTAGAGAAAGGTGATGATGTAGGAACTGCAATTGCAGATTCTTATGATAAAGCCGTTAGAACTGCAGTACCACCATTTGGTGGAACACAAACAGGAAGTGGTAGTGGAACAACACCAGGACTTGTTGTTAAGGCACCATTAAAGAAACTTATGGCAGGATTGTTAAATCAATGTTTAAAGAATCCATTACCCGTACCACCATTTTCTGTTGCTTTAGATTTAGCATTAAAAATTTATTGGACAGGTGCTGTAACAAGTAATTTGTGTGTAGTTACCGTACCAGGAGTTACTGCAGCTTATATTGATGCAGAAGGAATTAAAAACAAAAGTGTGGATGACTTTTTAGACCAGTTAATTAAATCTATGAAGAACCACTTAAAACAAGTTCAAGGAGTTGGTGTACCATTGGGGACTGTACCAACATTTTGGACGGGTTATAAAATACCAGACAAGGGAGTGTAAAAATGACTAAAAAGGACTTAGTAAAAATAATACGAGAAGTCGTTAAGATAGAAGTTAAAAAACAGGTGAAGGAGATACTTATTAAGGAGAATAGAAATTCTTCTAATCTCAAGTCACTTGTAAAACCAACCGCTAAGAAAAGAGTAGTTAAGAAGAAGGATCCAGTACACTATACTGATAATCAATCTTTAAATGACATACTCAATGAAACAGTTGGACTAAACGATAAATCACAAGAAATGGATGAGTATCCAACAATGGGTGGTGGAGCATTTGATTCAAGTAGAGCAGCAGAACTATTAGGATACGGAGATGGACTCGGTGGTGGTGATAAAGAAACTCAAAGAAACATCGGAGCAGTTCAAACTATGAGAGAAGCTGGAGTAACTTCAGAACAATTACCTGATAGTGTTGTAAATGCTTTAACTAAAGATTACTCAGGAGTAATGAAAGCAATAGAGAAAAAGAAAAAAGGTGGAGGCGGATTTAGACCGTAAATAAATGCCAGAAATATTTGATTCAGTAAGAGCACTAAATGATGATGAAGATTCTTTCTTCGGATGTACCTTTCCGTTAAGACACGGGAACGATGGATTCTTTCCACAATCATCTACACTAAAAGAACAAGCGTCATCTAATATAAAAAATTTACTTTTAACAATGAAAGGTGAAAGAGTTGGACAACCAGAATTTGGTAGTCTTTTACCTGCAATTATCTTTGAACCAATTGACGGAAACATTGGGGATAAAATAGAAAGTGCTATTAGAGAGGCTCTTGCACAATGGTTACCATATATTACAGCAGAAAATGTAGTAACGATTACTGATGAGGCAAATCCAAACCAAGTTATAGTTAATTTGGAATTCAGAGTACAGACGGATGACCCTGATTCATTAGAGAATATTACATTTAATTTTAATACAGGAGGATAGGATGGCAAATCCAGACTATAATACAAATAAAAAGATAGAGAAAAAAGAAGTACAATATCTTGGGAGAGAGTTTTCTGATATAAGAAATAATCTACTTGAATTTGCTAAATCTTATTTTCCAAAAACATACAATGACTTTAATGAATCATCACCAGGTATGATGTTCATTGAAATGGCTGCATATGTTGGTGACATTTTAGGATTCTATATTGATAACCAATATCGTGAATCATTATTACACGCTGCAGAAGAAAAGAAAAATATTTATAAGATTGCACAATCATTTGGATATAAACCAAAACTTAGTTCACCTGCAACTGCAATTTGTGAATTTACAATAGAAGTTCCTGCAGTTCAAGTTGGACAAACCTATCAACCTAATTTAGATTACGCACCTATACTTGATATGGATAGTACTTTCTCATCAACACAAGGTACGACATTTAGATTGTTGGATGATATTAATTTTAAAGCTTCGAGTTCATTGGATAATATGACTCAAGAGATTTCACAATATAGTGGTGAAGTTCCATCACATTTTAAATTGACTAAAAAAGGATTGGTAAAGTCAGGTACAAAAACATCACAAGAATTTACATTTGGTAATGCTACAAAATTTGATAAAGTTATTTTAAGTAATTCTAATGTGATTGATATTATTAGTTGTACAGATAGTAAAGAAGATAAGTGGTATGAAGTTCCATTCTTGGCTCAAGATACCGTATTTGCTTCTATGGAAAACTCTGAGAAGAATAGTCCTGATTTATCTACACATAAAAAAGAATCACCATTCTTATTAAAGTTAATTAAGACTGCTAAAAGATTTACTACATATGTTCGTAGTGATGGTAAAACAGAAATAAGATTTGGAAGTGGTATTAGTTCAAACGCAGATGAAGAGTTGATTCCTAATCCAGACAATGTTGGTTCATCATTATCACTTGGTGTGAACAAGTTAGATGCATCATTTGACCCGAGTAACTTTTTAAATACAAGAACATTTGGTTTATCACCAAGTAACACTACATTAAAAATAACTTACACTTATGGTGGTTCTATTAAAGATAATGCAATCTCAGGTACGATTAAGAATCTTGATAATATTAATTTCACAATCGATACCGATGGATTGACTACTTCATTAGTTAATGATATGAAGGCAAGTTTAGAAGTTACAAACGAAGAACCAGCAACTGGTGGTTCAGGTGGTGAGAGTAACGAAGAGGTAAGACAAAATGCATTAGCATTTTTTAACTCACAAAATAGAGCAGTTACAAAAGAAGATTATATAATTAGAGTTTATTCATTACCACAAAAGTATGGTAATATTGCTAAATGTTTTATCGTACAAGATGAACAATTAGAACAAAATACACAAACCATTATGAAGAATGGTAAAATAAAAAAACAACCAAATGTAACAGTCGTTCCTAATCCATTGGCATTAAATTTCTATGTATTAGGTTTTGATTATAGAAAAAATTTAATTGCATTAAACGATACGGTCAAACAAAACCTTAGAGTTTATCTATCACAATATAGAATATTAACAGATGCAATCAATATTAAAGATGCGTATACAATTAATATTGGAATAAGATTTTCAATCATCACACAAAGAGGATATAATAAAAATGAGGTATTGTTAAGATGTATTGATGCCGTTAAGAATCATTTTGATATTGATAAATGGTCAATAGGACAACCAATTATTTTGAGTGATGTAGCTTATGTGATTTCGTTAGTAGATGGTGTGGCAAGTGTAGTACCACCTGAAGATGATAATCCACAAAAACAAATGGTAGTAGTTGAAAATAAATTTAGAACTTCAGAGGGATATAGTGGACATGTATATGATTTACAATCCGCTACAAAAGATGGTGTAATTTATACATCTTTAGACCCAAGTATATTTGAACTTAAATTCCCTAATTTAGATATTGAGGGTAGAGTAGTAGGAGATATTTAATGTATTATTTTGAATACCCAAAAATTGATACCACGATTTACGAGGGAAGTGTAACTTCTTCAGTAAACACAGGTTTAGACCAGATACTTGAGATAAATAAAAATATGAATAGTGCTGGTACAACAATTGATGTATCAAGAGTTTTAATACAATTTGATTATAGTTATATATCTTCATCAGTACAAAGTGGAATCATTCCAAGTGATGCTAAATATTATTTAAATCTATATGATGCAAGTTCAGAAGAATTAGCAGTTGAACAAACATTATTTGCATACATGATTAGTGGTAGTTGGAATGGTGGTACAGGCACAAAAGATAGAGACCCAGCACTAAG